ACGATTTAAACTAAAAGAGTCCACAACAGATGTAACCCTGATAGCAGGGACTGCTGATTACTCGTTGGCTTTGATAACTGACTTGATGCAAATAGAGCGCATTACTGCTACTTATCAGAAAAAGGATTATGAAGTCTCTCTAAACTCTAGGGGAGACAACGCCGCAAGAACACCAAGTTACAACAAAATAATTTTACCTACTGACTCGACTAAAGCACCTTGGCTACTAGAATCTACCAAAGTTGTTGTTACTTATAGAGCCGATCACCCAGTAATTGATGTAGCACTTTCCAACGCAGCACCCACAATTGTCGATATCAGTCTTCCTAACGTCTACCTTGAACCTCTTCTTTATTATGTTGCAGCTAGAGCTACTAATGCTTTTGGCGGCGCAGCTCAAGGATTTCACGAGGGAAATAACTATACGGCTAAGTTTGAACAAGCTTGTGCGCTTTTAAAGCAAGAAACTTACGACATTGACCAAGAAGAGTCTTGGAGCAAGTTACACATGCGCGGGTTTGTGTAGACCATTTCTCCAGAAATTTTTAAGCGTAACCGTTAAGTTATAAAAGTTATTAGGAATAAGTAACTATGGATTTTGAAATAGCTGATACAGATGATTTTAACCCTGAAGATTGGGGTAATCCCCCGACGCTTAAAAATTTAAAGCAAGACCTCGAAGACGCTACTGTCTCGCATGATACACAGGCCAGCAAAATAGAAGTATGGCTGGACAACATGCATATCAAAGGCGATGCAAAGCCTAGAACAGTAGAAAACAGTTCTGAGTTTCAGCCTAAGTTAATACGCAAACAGGCGGAATGGCGGTACGCCGCAATTTCAGAACCTTTCCATTCAACCAAAGATGTTTTTAATGTTAAGCCTAGATCTTGGGAAGATGTTGAAGGGGCTCGTCAAAATTCGTTACTTCTTAATTATCAGTTTGGCTGCAAAATAGACAAGGTTCGGTTTATTGATGAGTATGTTCGTGCAGTGGTTGATGAAGGTACAGCACTTGTAAAAGTCTCTTGGGAGTTTGAAGAAGAAGACTTTGTTGATGATGTACCTATCTATGAATACGAAATCAACCCTGAGATGGGGCCACTCCACGAAGAAATTCACGCCTTAATGGAATCTAACCCGCAGGGGTATAACGAACAAGTGCCGGATGAGTTAAAAGCCGCGCACAAAATGTCAATGTCCGAAGGACAGCCTTATGAAGCTACCCAAACCGGAGTAGAGAAAGTTGATTCAGTACGCACTGTAAAAAATCAACCCGCACTAGAAGTTTGCGATTTTAGAAATATCATTGTTGATCCATCTTGCGGTTCTGATCTAGACAAAGCTAATTTTATTGTTCATCGCTATGAGACTTCAATGTCTAATCTCGAAAGAGCAGGAATCTACTCTAATTTGGAGCAAGTGAATGTCGAAGCAAACAGCCCACTATCAGAGCCAGATCAAAGTGAAACCTCTCAAGACGAGAATTTCAACTTTAATGACAAACCGCGCAAGCGTTTGGTTGCCTATGAATACTGGGGATATTGGGATTTTGATGATACTGGTGTTGTTAAACCTATCGTGGCTACTTGGATAGGTAATACCTTAATTAGAATGACTGCATCGCCAGCTCCTGATGGAAAACTTCCATTTGTTTCAGTAGCTACACTCCCGGTTAAAAATAGTATTTATGGCGAACCTGACGGAGAACTATTAATTGATAACCAGCGGATCATTGGCGCAGTAACTCGCGGCATGATCGATACGATGGGTAAGTCAGCTAACGGTCAAACAGGAATGCTTAAAGGCAGTCTAGACGCAGTTAATAGACGACGATTTCAACAAGGGCTGGATTACGAATATAACGCAGGAACTGATCCTCGCCTCGCTTTTCATATGCATACCTATCCAGAAGTATCTTCTTCTGCTCAATACATGCTGCAAATGCAAAACTTTGAAGCAGAATCTATGAGCGGAGTAAAAGCATTTAGCCAGGGGATTACTGGAGGTGCATTAGGCGACGTTGCAACCGCTGTTCGAGGCGCACTAGACGCTGCGGCTAAACGTGAGATGGGTATTTTGAGGCGGGTTGCTTTTGGTATTGAGAAGATCGGCTTAAAGATTATGCAGTATAACGCTGAACTTCTTGAGGATGAGGAAATCATTCGCGTTACTAATGAAAACTTTGTCGCAATTCAACGTGATGCCCTTGGTGGCATGTACGACATGATTATTGATATTAGTACGGCAGAAGAAGATAACGTAAAAGCTCAAGAGCTGGCTTTCATGCTGCAAACAATGGGCAATACGCTAAACCCTGATATGACCAAAATGATTTTAAGAGATATAGCCCGGTTGCGTAAAATGCCAGAACTTGCTGAGAATATTGAAAACTATCAACCTCAACCAGATCCGATACAGCAAAAGTTGCAGGAAATTGAAGTGCAGCTTAAACAATTAGAAGTTGTAAAAGTGCAAGCTGAGATAGGCAAGCTTGAAAGTGAGACTGCTGAGAATTATGCAGGCACACGCAAGAAAGCATCTGAGAGTGATAAGAGCGACTTGGATTTCATTGAACAAGAAACTGGTGTAACTCAAGAGCGAGAGAAAGAACTTAGAGGCGCTCAAGCTCAAGCTAACATGATGCTTGAATCTCACAAAGAAACAATAAAGCAACAAAGCGCATTAAATTCTTACATAACGCAAAATAATTAAGAAAAAATAATTTGACGCATATACAGTCCGAATCGTAACCCTGTTAACTAACCCAGCAATGATAGGAATGCGTTTAAATGTCTGATGTAACGATAGAAGAAATTGAGTTAACTATCACGCAAGCAACTAATGCGAAGAATCGTGGTATCTCTTTAAGGCGGCTTTACGACAATAAAGATTTTAAAGAAATTATCCTTGAAGGCTATTTTACTGATCATGCCTGTCAGCTCGTGGAGCTTAAAGCAGCTCCTGCAATGCAAAATGATAAACAGCAAACAGATATATTGAAAAGCATTGATGGAATTGGTGCTTTGCAACAGCATTTTAATGCGATCTATCAGCAAGCAGATATTGCTTCAACCGCTATCGACCAAGGTAACGAAGAACTTGCCGATATGAGTCGCGGCTTGTGAGTAAAACAAATGCTTTAGAAATCTCAGATGAAGAGTTTTTAAGTAACCCACTACTCTTTAACGATGAAGAATTTACAGAAGAGCTTCCCGACAAGGAAGAAGAAGAGGAAGAAGAGTCCGGCTCTGACGAAGTAGAGGATACTTTGTTAGAAGTTGACGCAGAAGATACTGACCTTAATGCAGATAGGGATGATCTTGCAGAAGAGGAAGACGCAGTTGATTCTGGAGAAGAAGAAGAACAGGAGCCGGACTCATCTCCTGATGAAACTGAGATACAGGACGAAAGCGATGATGATCGCCAAGAGTCTGAAGAGACAGAAGAAGAATTAGAAAAAGATGCCAAAGATGACAGCACAGACTTTGAGTCTTTCTATAAAGAAATAACAGCGCCTTTCAAAGCAAATAGCAAAATGATGCAGATCTCCAATGCGGAAGATGCCATTAAGCTAATGCAAATGGGTGCGAATTACTCTCGCAAGATGGGTATCTTGAAACCGCAGCTAAAAGTAATGCGAATGTTGCAAGACCACGGCCTTGTTGATGAGAAGAAATTAAGTTTTTTAATTGACCTTAATAAGGGTGACCCCACGGCTATCAATCAGTTGTTGAAAGACACCAAGATTGACCCAATGGAAATCAACCTTGAAGAAAGTAAAGAATACCATCGCCCCGATTATTCGGTCAGCGACAGCGCAGTAGAACTTGATCGTGTTGTAGAGGACTTAAAAGGTTCCGAGCATTTTCAAGCAACCTTAGATGTTGTCACTGAAAAGTGGGATGGTAAAAGCAAACAGATCGTAGCATCACAACCTGAACTCCTGAATATCATTAATGACCACATGGCTAGTGGGATATATGAAATAGTGAGCAATGAGGTCGAGAGACAACGAATGTTTGGGCGCTTAAACGGATTATCAGATTTAGATGCTTATAAGCAAGTTGGAGATTCACTTGACGCAGAAGGTCGTTTTGATAAAGAGGAAACTCCTCAAAACGTCACTTCAAAGCCACGTTCAAAATCTACTGACCTTGAAGCAGATAACACGAAAATCCGAGAGAAACGCAGAGCAAATGGCTCAACCAAACGTACTGCAAAAACTAAGTCTACTGAGAACTTAAACCCGCTAAATATTAGCGATGAAGACTTTTTAAAGCAGTTTGACCCTCGATTTAATTAGGATGATATAACTCATGGCTGGACAAATTTATAACGACCCGAAAGGCGGCTCTGCCTCCAGTATCGGCCCCCAAATCCGTACAGATATGTACGACAAAAAGGCGCTTATTGAAGCCCGTAAAGAGCAGTACTTTCTGCCTTTAGCTTCAATTAAGAACATGCCTAAAAATATGGGTAAAACCATTAAAGCTTTTGAATACCTGCCTCTGCTTGATGATGCAAACATAAACGACCAGGGACTAGATGCGGCTGGTGCGGTAATCGTTTCTGGCACTTTCGATGCTTATCTTGCAAACGGTACTAGGAAAACTAACGGCGGTAGTGCAAACGCTGACGGTTCTTATGCTACTGAAGCTCTAGCAAGAACTGCTGCTGGTGTTGATGGTACTGTCGTTAAAAACGGTGGTAACCTCTTTGGCTCCAGTAAAGACGTTGGTGCTATATCTGGCAAACTCCCGACTCTCGGTGAGAATGGCGGAAGAGTTAACCGTGTTGGCTTCAAGCGTGTCGCGTTAGAAGGATCAATCGCTAAATTTGGTTTGTTTGATGAGTACACTGCTGAGTCTGTTGACTTTGATAGTGATGCTGACAAGCAAATGCACATCAGGCGAGAAATGCTGAACGGTGCTTCTCAGATTACTGAGCAGGCTCTGCAAGTTGACCTTCTTAATGCTGCTGGTGTTGTTCGATTTGGTGGTGGAGCGGCAAACGCTGCTGGCCTCATTGCAACTACTGAAGTCACTTATGGTGATCTTCTACGGTTGTCTATCGACTTAGACAATAACCGGACTCCAAAGCACACTACAGTATCTACGGGTACTCGGCTGATCGATACTAAAACTATCCCAGCCGCACGAGTGCTTTTCTGTGGATCAGAGCTGCAACCCACTTTGGAAGCTATGGTAGATCTCCATAGTGGACAAGCTTTCATCGCTGTTCAACATTACGCCGCCGGAACTACGGTACTAAACGGCGAAGTTGGTTCAATCGGGCAATTCCGTATTGTCATTGTTCCTGAAATGTTGAAGTGGTCAGGGGTTGGCGGTGATGCTAGTAGTACTGCAACTCACTATGAAACTAACGACAAGTACGATGTGTTCCCAATGCTTTGCGTTGGAGATGGGTCGTTTACGACGATTGGTTTTCAGACTGATGGCAAGTCAGTGAAGTTCACTATCAAAAACTCTGAGCCAGGTTCTCCTGAGTCATACGCTTCCGATCCATACGGTGAGACAGGTTTTATGTCAATCAAGTGGTATTACGGATTTATGACTCAACGATCTGAGCGCATTGGTTTGATTAAAACTCCAGCTCGCTTGTAAACCCCATAGAGGGTCACTGATATTATTCAGTGGCCCTCGACTTTAATGTTAACGGAGATTCCGCAATGGCTGAAGATACAGCAACAGAACTAAACGAGTTAAAATCACTAGCTGACGCAATGGGCGTTGATTACCATCCCTCTATCGGGCTGGCTAAGTTAAAACTTAAAGTAGCAGCGGCTGACGACAATTCATCAGTTGAAGTCTTACCAGAAGAAGTATTAATTAAAGCAGTACCCAGTGCTGTGAAAGAAACAGCTACTGAACGTGATCGCAGACTAAAGAAAGAACAAACAACTTTAATTCGGCTACAGATTACCTGCATGAATCCTACAAAAAGTTCATGGGGCGGTGAAATATTTACTGTCGGAAATCAAGTTGTTGGCTCTGTGCGACGTTACGTTCCTTATAACGAACCTTGGCATGTAGAGTCAATTCTGATGGATATGATCGAAGATCGTCAGTGTCAGGTATTTCAAAACATGCGTGAAAACGGCGCTAATGTAATGCGCGGCAAGATCATTAAAGAGTTTGCTATTGAACGGTTAGCGCCTTTGACTCAAGAAGAGTTAGAAGACTTGGCTCAAAGACAAGCAATGGCAAATGGCACATCCAGTTAATTAGCGGAGAAAGATAGTATGGCGACTGCAATTACGACAGCCTCCTTAACAACAAAAAGTTTAACTGGAACTGGTGTTTTTGATGAGTTAATGGCGGCAGCTAACGTCCATTTACAGAACGAATACTCCGCACAACGTATTACTGGCCCAGAATATTCTCAAGTATATCTAGGAGCAATGCAGGCTGTCCTTCAACAATCTATTGGATTTTTGCTTGCAAAAGAAAAAGCTGAAAAAGAAACAGCACTTGTTGAAGCGCAGACTATTCAAACAACCGCTGAAACTGCTAGAACTGCTCAAGACACGCTTAATCTAGTTTCACAGGAATTAAAAATAGATGCAGAGTCTCTTGTCTTAGCTCAAGATAAATTAAATGGCGTGATTCAAGGCACAGTTTTAGAAGCACAACGGTGTAAGTTAGCACAAGAGTTTAATGTGCTTGTGGCGCAGGTAAACAAAATCGTAGCAGAAATAACACTAGTAACACAAAAGAAGACTACAGAAGAAGCGCAAACACTGGGTACAGTAGTTCAATCAGGATCAGTATTGGATAAACAAAACGGTCTTTATGACGCACAGACGGCTGGTTTTGCAAGAGATGCGGAACAAAAAGCAGCTAAGATTATGGTTGATACTTGGAACGTAAGAAGAACTACTGATACTAATACAGTTCCTCATGTAGACACTAATCTTGAAGATACAGATATTGGTTTAGTAGTTGCTAAACTAAAAACAGGTATTGGAGTAGTTTAATAAATCCCTGATAAGTATTAAGGCATTACTATAATTAAGGAGCTTAACGGCTCCTTTTTTTTATGCTCTGGGAAAACTTAAATGGGTATATTTAGTACAAAGAAAAAACATTTTGTGGATACACAGGTTCAGC